ACAAGCAATGGCAGATCAGGGTTTTCCAGGATCATTCTCCGCAGTCTATCCGTGTTGTGAATCGTGGTGCACAAACGATCAAGTTTCATGCTTATCCTCCTTTGGCAGTTCCGTTACAAACGCTCGATCCCAGGCGTGTACCATGCATGCCATGGAAAACATCACTCTCCACGGCTGGCTCTTGTCATCGGCGAATGCAGACCAGATCCATAAGGCGCACCAGGCGAGGAACTGGGACCAGCGGATTATTGTTGATAATCGCTTTATCACTCCTTCGCTCCCTCCCTTGGCAATTCTGGGAATTGCATCCAGTGAGTAACAGTGTGTTCAAGTGTGCGGCTTATACTTGTGTTCCACTTTCCGTCATGCGTTTCACCTGTGGTGACTAGCCTTGTCCCGTCCTTAAATACAACCGTTACCAGCACTTTATCAGACTGTTCACGCCACATTGCATTGCTCCACTTGTCTGTCCCGGAAAACCGCCAGAATATGGAATGTGTTTCAATGGGCATCCGATCCTTCACGCTGATCCATTTGGGCTGCTCTCTCAGCAGGGCAACATCCACATCGAAACCAGCATCTTCCAAATCCTGTTCAACGCAATATCTCAGCGTTTCTTCAGATGCTTCATCGCCATAAAACTCTCCGGTAACAACTACCTTCAAAGTTGCAGTTACTTTGTTCGGTTCATCTTTCACTTTCATCCCACTTCACCGCCTGTCCGCAATATTTACAGTATCTCGTTTGTTTGCCCTCAACCTTTTTTCCACACTTAGGGCATCTGCTAATCCATGGGGCATTTGCATTAAGAGAGTTTCCATAAGGCTTGTGCTGATTTTCAAGCATTACGGGTTCCTGCTCTTTCAGCAAGGCAATGGCCATATTCACAGATTCCCTATGCTCTCTGTATATATCGGCATCGCCTTGCCATCCGACAGCAAGCAAACTTTTGAAATAATATGAGACTCTCCCAAGTCTCTCAACAACCTTCTCCCGGTCTGTCATTCCGCTTCACACCTCCTCGTTATTTTTAGATACAGCCCCCACAGGAACCATAACGCCAGTCCTCTTCGGAGATAGCGTCGTAGAGAGCCCGTTCCTCTTCGCTGGAGAGGTTCAGGCTGGAAACCCAGGAGTTTTCCTGAAGCCAGGGCTCGAAATCGAGTCCGTCTTCGTACTGAGACCATACATCATCATAGTCCTCATTAAAGGTCCAGGTGTTGTAGCTTCTACGGGTGCCCATGGGAGAAGTGCGGACTTTGTCAGGGAGCTCAACCTTCTCGTCCCCTACAGTGATGATCCATTCACCATCGCAAAGACAAGGATACCTGCCAGTCCACTTGGCCGTGATTGCGCGATTGCCAGGCACGGGTAGAGCGTCCTGCTCCGTGATAGTCAGAGCGTCATTGATATTTACTTTCATAAGCATCCTCCGTATGATCGTGTCACTTGTTGCTCTCCTCATCAATCAATATGCTCGTGTGCCCAGCCAGCTCACAGCGTCCGTCTGCCGGAGCCTGGCTTGGATCGGTGTCGTAGTGCAGCACATCCATGATCAGCTTTTTGATCTCGCACCGCTTTACATCTTTGCCGGTCTTTTCACAGCACCAGCACTCCTGGTTGATTAACCGGTCCATCACCGCGATAAACGCCTTTTCGTCGATGTACACCACGGATGGCGGCATAGCATGCAGCGGACTCCGCACCACCAGCTGGATCTGTGAATTGTGGATCTCTTCCTGGATGGCCACCAGCTTCTTCTGAGGGATCGTCTCAGCCAGCGCGTTGAAAAGCTTGTACGATACCGTAGACAGCATCCGCAGATCCCGCCATCCACCTGGGATCAGCTTCAGCCTGTTCTTCAGCTCATTGGCACAGACATCCAATTCGTTCACGGCCACGATCAGACACCTGTAGGCTGCCCACTCTCTGCCGGAGAGCGGATACCTGCCGTCTGCATCCGGTCTGCTTACCATAGGTCATCACCCCTCTCTTTTTGAATTTCGGGACACTGAGACACTTGCGTACGTATGTGGTGGGGAATGGGGAGTTTTGCGACCCCATTCCCACACATCCATGCGTACGTAGGTGTGTATGGAACTCTTTCTCTATATATAGGGCTGGAGTTCCGTACAGTACTGCTTTTCCGAAAAACTTCCTCAGTCGTTCCAGACAGTACTGTATGGAAGTACTGATAAATTCCTTTCAGAAGAGGTAGTACTACCAGTGTGACTTCCATACTGTGTCAGTACTCCTCGTCTGAGGACTCTTCTTCAGTAGTTCCATACGCGCCCTCTTCCGAAATGGAGTACCATCCAGGCTTCCCGGCAGGCTGTGTCCAGTTGAAGTAATTGAAGAAATCCTCGCTTTTATCGATCTGGACCTTCAGCCATTTTTCCGTGCAGCCTATTTCCTCTGCCATTTCTTTCCGGCTGGCAATCTTCTCATCCTTGTTTAGCACGACTCTGGCGAAGGCCGTTTCAAAGGTTTCTATAAAGTCTGGTTTCTTGCTGGCCTTGGCCTCCCTGGCTCCTTTGATGTTGCCCTTCTCGCCGTCAGCGTGCAGGCCTGACAGGATACCGTGCTCGTCGTAGACGTGCAGCGGATACTCAAAAAGGCAGTACGTCGGCTTCGTCGGTGGGAACTCACGCAGATCCGCTTCCATGCGCCAGGCCGTCGCGATCTCATCCATGTTCCGGATCCGCGTCATTTCATCCTGAAACGCCTCGAAATCTGCCGGCGGCATGGTCTCCCGGAGCTTCCCGATCATATAGGTGGGATCGATCTGTTCCATGTCACTGGCTCCCGATCTCCAGGAAGGCAGGACCGCCTGCAGCTGCTCAAGCAGCAGGTCCATCTCGCGCTGGCGGATGATCTGGTCTCTTTTGTCCTGGTTAATGTTCAGCTGGATCAGGTCCACGATCGCATCCGGATCCCTGGCAAACACGCCGGAACCCGACGCACGGTCCATGGCTTTTTTCTGCCCTTGACTGCCCTTGGAGTGGTGGTGGCAGTAGATCATGGCGCATTCTTCACGCTTGATCAGCCAGTCGAAGATATTGGTGAATTTAGCCATTTCCGAAGCGCTGTTTTCATCACCGGTAATCACCTTGTAAATGGGATCCAGGATCACAGCCTTGTACCGATACTTCTGCATCTTCCTTAAAAGCTTCGGAGCCAGCTTGTCCAGTGGCGCAGATTCGCCGCGCAGGTTCCATACGTGCACGTTTTCGCATTTCTTCGGAATGCCCTTCGCGATCCGGATGTCATCCAGACGCTTCCGGAAGGATTTCTTGTCGATCTCCAGATTGATGTACAGCACCAGGCCCTTCTCACACTTCCGTCCCAGCCAGGGCAGGCCCTCCGCAATGCAGATGGCCAGCTCCGTCAGCAGGAAGGACTTTCCGGCTTTGGAAGGTCCGGAGATCAGCATTTTGTGCTGCTCTCTCAGCATGCCCTCGATCAGCTCAGGATTGAGTGGTTCGTCCGGCATGTCTGCATAACATTCAATTTCCGGAAGATCGTCATTTACACCTTCAATATAGTCATCCCAGGCTTCCCATGTCGCGAAGCCCATGTTTTCGTCTACGATGTACTGTCTGTGTCCATTCCGCTCTACGCCTGGGAGCCGAGACAGCCGGGAAGGATTCCGGTTCTGCCGGTCCACCGTCAGGCCGTTCTCTTCGCAGATCTTGTACAGCTTATCCACACGCTTCCGGTACTCTTCATAGGTCGCCGCGTCCACGTGCACAATGGCATGCAGGCTTTTTCCGCCGGAGAACACCAGCACTCTGATTGGCAGCCGGAGCTCTTTCAGGAGCGCATACTGCTTGCCAATCTCGACACTGTCCGACTCGATCAGAGCGTAACGGTATGCGGTTACGTTACGGTCCGCCACGCCTTCGCCGTCTAAGGGATTGAAGCGTACCCACGCGCCGGCGGCTTTGTTGTAATCACCGATGGCCGCGCTGATGTCGTCCGGGTACTTTTTTAGCCTCTCCATCAGCTCGCCGGCGGTCCGGCGGTATTGGCCCTTCGTCGGCTTCAGGCCGTCCTCGGTTTCGTAAGTCTCTGTGCAGATGCCTACGTACTCATCCGTGCCAAACAAAGCACTAAGGTATCTGGTGACTTCCTCGGAAGGCGACCAGGGCTCCCTGGGCCCAGGAATGTCTTCTTCCTGGACCCAGTCCACGTCCACGATTTTCTTAGGCTCCGAGTCCACGCCGATCCAGCTGTCCCAGGTCAGGACCTCATTCCCATCCTTTTGTTCCGGCTTCCACCCGTGACGCTGGGCCAGTTCGATAATGGTGCCGGCTTTCACCTCATCCCGGCGGAAGCCCCACCACTTTTTCGCGCACTCGCCCTCTTTAAAGCGTGCCGGATCCCGGCGTGACCAGTCTTCCCAGTCCTGCAGCTTGTAGCCCTCCGTTTTCAGGGCCATGCCTACCTCGATCCATTCCTCCCGCGTGCAGTCCGCGCAGTCCAGGTGCTCCAGGATTTCTGGCAGGCTGTAGTCATCAGTCAGCATCTGATCACCTCTTCTTATGCTGCCGCGTCCGGATGTCTGCTACCCAGAACTGGTCATTTTTGTCGAAGCGGAAATCATAATATTGGCCTGCGATCTCGTCCCCATGTACCCCATAAATGCTGGCGCGGACACAGGCGACCAGGCGACCGTGCTTATCGACGCGCATTTTTCGCCACGCGTTGCCTCCATGTCCCTGGGCCATGAACCCGACTTTGTGCCCGGCCATGTCCACGCCGAAGCGGAAATACACCGTGCCCTTGCAGGCCTCAATGATGCCTTTGCTCAGAACCGCATTGACCATGATTGTGAGATTGGTTCCTTGTGCTTCTGAGTTAATCGTCAGCGGCACCGTGGATGCCCGGTTCGTGTGGTACGTTGCCTCACTCCATACAAATGCCATTGCCTCATCTCCTTATATTTCGATTCTGTGCGGCTGGTACGTGGCCGGCCAGATGTCGTGCGGCACCTTCCAGCCGTTTCCGGCGATGCGATCAATCATGCTGCGTGCGTCATCGAAGAACCAGGAGCCCACATGCGTAAAGCCCTTGTTTTCGAGGAAGCGGATTTGCTTAGGTGTGGCCAGACCTGCGTTCTGACGGTTCATCAGCCGTTCGATCAGGCGCGTGGCATAGCCGGCATTCTGGATGGTGTCCGGATTGATCCCACGCTTCTCCAGTAGTTGTAGCTGCCTCTCGCTTGCCGGCGCCAGCTCCCATGGATAGATCGGTTCATAATCGCTCAGATCTTCATCCCCAATGGAATAAATGTACTGGAGCGGGTCCACGAGTCTGGCCTTGCGCTTCCGCATCTCCGCCAGCTCACGCGCCAGTGCTTCCTCCCTCTGACGAACCACGTCCGTCTCGGCCTGCTCCATCACATCCAGCAGGTCCTCCGGATCCCCGCCGGCCTCCTCCAGGATTCTGGTGGCCTGATCCGCCACGTCCTGTGATTTCGCAAAGACGCTTGCCGGATGAACGAGGTCGTGCTTCGTGGTCTGCCAGAGGAAGTCCAGGATCAGGCAATCCTCTTTCCCCGGATGCAGTCGGAGCCCGCGTCCGATCATCTGCACATACAGGCTTCTGATCTTGGTGGGCCGGAGCACCACTACGCAGTCCACGCTCGGACAATCCCAGCCCTCGGTCAAGAGCATGGAATTGCAGAGCACCTGATACTTCCCATTGTTGAAGTCCTCGAGGATTTCGGCTCTGTCTTCGGACATGCCGTTGACCTCAGCGGCTGTCATGCCGTGCGCTTCCAGGATGTCCAGGAATTTCTGCGAAGTCGCGATCAAAGGCAGGAAGACCACGGTTTTCCGATCCGCGCACCGCTCCGCCATGACGCTAGCAATCTGCTCAAGGTACGGCTCCAGCGCATCACCCAGATCACCGCTCGCGAAGTCCCCGTTTTGGGTGGCCACGTCCGTCAGATCGATGTCCAGAGGAATCGTCTCCGCGCTGATCCGGCAGAGGTACCCGCCTCTCACGCCCTTGTCAATGCCATACTCGAAGCTGGTTGCGTCAAAGACCTGCGCAAGGCTACGCATGTCGCCCCGGTCCGGCGTGGCCGTGCAGCCCAGAAGCCGTGCATCAGGGAAGTGGGCCAGCACGCGCTGGTACCCATCTGATAGCACGTGGTGCGCTTCGTCCACGATAATGGTGCCAAAGTAGTCGTTCGCGAATTTTTCCAGTCGCGTTTCCCGCTGCAGGCTTTGCACGGATCCGACTGTGATCCGGTTCCAGGAGCCGATGCAGGTCTGATCCGCCTTTTCCACGGAGCATGTCAGCCCCGTGGAACGCTGGATCTTGTCGGCTGCCTGAGTAAGCAATTCGCCGCGATGCGCGAGGATCAGGACTCTACGGCCAGCCCTGACCTCTTTTTCTGCGATTGCTGCGAATGTGATCGTTTTCCCCAGGCCTGTGGCCATGACAATCAGCAGGTGCTTCAGCCCCGCCTCCCAGTCACGGTAGACGGAGCTGATGGCCTCCTGCTGATAAGGCCGAAGCGTTATTTCTGCCACGGTTTCTTCCCGCCGCCGTAGGTGGGTGTGGTGTCAACCGGATCCAGGTACCGTGCCACGTCATTGCTGGTGCGCGGCTTGCCGTCGCGACCGGTGTACTCATGCTGGCCCAGCCGGACCATGCCTTTGGCTCCCTGGACTTTCGACCAGTTCGGCTTGCACTTCTCGCCGTGCTGCTTCTGCCCCAAGCAGCGCATCAGTTCAGAGATCTTCCACTCGGACTTCTTGACCAGATAGATGCGATCTGTCACCAGTGCCGTCAGCCCGTTTGGGCCGGACACGCGCAGCGTCAGCTCAGCCATGGGGCATGGCGGAATCTTCTCGGAGCCGTTGTAGAATTTCCGCTCCAGCTTGTAGACTTCAAACGGGTACTCACCCGGATCCAGCAGGACAAAATCACCTGAGCCATCGTCTTCCACTTCAGAATCCCAGTCCAATACTTCATTTTCCAGATCTGCCATAATTCAAATCCTCCTATTAAAATGGTGTGTTTTCGCGGTTCTGCTTTACAAATGCTTTGACATCATCCCAGACGCTGGGCAGGTAGTCGCCCAGGAGATCAGGATCATACTTGGCCAGCTCGACATCAGCCGGATACCAGCCGCGTGCCGGATCCGCGACATACGCCTGAATTTCCACGGGCCAGATATTGTCCTTGGCCATGAGCTGGGCTAGTGCATCCGGCAGGCCCTTCAGCTCGTCGGGCCCTACTTTCGAGGGTACCGCAGGGATCTCCACCGGCGCGGCCTGCTCCGGAGGTTGTGCCTTTTCCTTGGCTTTCGCCTTGGCTGTGCTCTTCGGCTTTTCTGCAGGCTGCTGTTGCTTAGGAGCTACACCATCGCCCAGGGCCGGCCAGCCGTAATACTCACGGATGGTGCGGTCCACCAGAGCCAGGTCGTTGTCGATGGTCTCGTCTTCAAACATGCCCATCGGCGTTTTCGCACAGGAAGAACCGTCAGAGTTCGTCACAAAGAAATGATTTCCGGCTTCTGACCAGGTGAGTAATACGATGGAGAACAGGCCCTCCACCACCAGCTGCGAATCCAGCATCTTGCCCAGGGTTTTCGGTTTGATGCGCTGGTCATCGCCGATCTCCGTGTGGTGCAGGAAATACACGATCGTGTGATCCGGTAGCTCGCGGATCCAGTCCGTGATCATTTCCTTGAAATGCACGGCCATGTGGGTAAACTTATCGTACCCTTTTTCGTTGGCCTTATCGAAACCTTCAAACGCCATTAAATACTGAGAGTCATCCACCACATAGATCGGATATCCGTCCTGCCTGAAAGCTTTGTGGATATCGTCGTAGCTTACGAAATTTTTGCTGGGCAGTTGGCCTCTGAAAGGCAAAGGCTTTCCTGCCACATTCAGCACCTCCACGTGCTCCGGACTCATATTCCGGAGACTGGTGCTCTTCCCGGAGCCAGAAGCTCCGAGGACTAGTACTGCAACGCCCATTTGATCACTCCTTATTCAACTTCGGTTTGTAACCACTCCAACTTGCATGCATAGCATTTTTCTCTTGTCGGATTATCATCGTCTTTGCATTTTGCTTTTGGATCATCGTAATAGTAGGGACATTCGATGTAGTAGTAGACAGCAGCCTCCTGGGATGCTCCACCGTCATCGAATTCATCATTGATGGCTTTCTGCATGTATTCCCAGTTAGTCATACCAGCTCCACCTTAAACGTATCGTCCTGCTGGATCGCTTCCACGCCGCCGATGATCTCGCCGG